CTACCTGAGCCGCGCCGCCTTGTGCGGTCAACTGAGCCGCCGTAGCGGTAGTATTTTGTAGGGCATCTGGATCTAGGCCCATAGCGGCCCTAGAAACGCCTGTCTTGCCCTCAATCATCTGATCCATGTACTGGATAGCAGAAAGAGTTTGCGCGGCTACAAACGGCACAGAAATGTCCTGAATGGCGTTTGGAGACTTCATGCGGATAATACCGCCAATCTCGTTATTCAAAAGATCGTCTACATTGACCTGATTTTCTACAAATCCAATCCTTGGATTGTTAGTCAATGCCACGTTATCCAGCACGCCGCGAAGCATAGCCGTAGATGCGTCTTGATCTGTCATGATCAAATCAGCTACGGATCTTCCAAAAAATGCGTGCGGCTCTGGATCTATCTCAAATATTGCAAATGGGACTTCTGTCCAAGGCTCATAATCCAATAGCTGATAATCGTTACCGCCAAGCGTAAATTTATATAGCTGTGCAACTCCAGTGCCTTCAATATCCATCTTCATGTAGGCTTCGGTAATCGCCACCAGCTTCATTGACAAGTCTGGCGTTTGATCATCCTCGTCCATCTGGTATCCGCGACGCTCAAAATCTTCTTGCTCTGAGTATGTGTCACTTGAGCCAATTCCGGTTAGCTTTGAGACTTGATCAAAATCGTATCCCATGTTTACAACGTCAGATACGCGCATTTCGGTGCGGTGAGCTATGACATAGAAGTCATCAATTGATCGAGCGTTTCTGTCCACCATAAATTCCTCTGGCGGAACAGATTCAACCATCATGCGCCCTTTTTCATTCTTTCGTATAACCGTGACAGAATGTTCTCTAGCTTCCATCTCCATGCCCATTTCATCAATGGACATAGAGCTTTCTTCGCTATGCTCAATAACTTCAACGTCATCTTCACTAACAATTGCGGTAAATTCATCATCGGTTAAATTCGTATAAGAGTATGTTTCAGATTCTGTATATTTGTCCCAATATACCTTCAAAACTCCAACTTTCTTGACTAATGCGTCGTGAAATGCGTCATTTACGATGCGGTATCCGCCAAGTTCGCCAAACGCCCAGTGCATATACTGAGTGGCCATTTGCGCCGTTCCAACGTCCTCTGGGCCTTTTGGCACATACTCAACCGGCTTATCGGTAGATAAGAATACGCGCATAAGGCTTGGCTTGATAGCTCGAACCGTGTCGCGTACTTTAGTCGCAACTACTTTCGATCTGCCGTCCTCTTGGCCAATATCCACTTCGCCATCAAAGTAGCGTTGTGCCTTAATCCTATTTTCTGCTATTTCGCTTTCAATGAAGTCAACAGCATCTTGCACAGCATTCTGCACAATGCCTTCAATCTTCGTTTTATCCATGCGCTCTGGCTTCATTTATATTCCCTTATGGCATTATAGATTCTACGGCTGACTCAACGCCTTCAGCAACTCCGCCTGCTTGTTGCGCCGCATAAGTTTGTATGGCCCTAATTAATTGATCTTTAGATTCTGGCCCTAATTTTGGATTTGCCAAAACTTCTTCAATCATTTTATTTACTCTTGCGTTTTGAGATCCTCTGGCCATTCCTTTGCCAGCTATAGATGCTCCCTGCCCTATTCCGGCGGCAATCGCTCCAGTAGTTAAATCACCTGTATAAGCTGTAGCCGCCCCTGGAAGAATTGCCGGTTTAAGGGAAGTTAATGAAGATCCGCTAAATCCAAATTGTTGCAAGAATCTTCCCATAGACTGTGCGGTTGTTTGTTTAGAGGCATTTCGTATTGCTTCTATTTCTTTTTCATTAAAGAAAGGTTCATAACCTTTTTCAATTCTATTTAACAACTGTTTTAGCCTACCTTGCACCAGTTTATATGCGTCTCCGCCTTGATCGATTGCATTTCCAGCAATATTCAACTCAGTCAATATTTTGTCAGCATTTGATGAGCGTCTCCACAACTCATTGGCCATTTCAAATTCTGGCCCAAGTTGAGATCCAATTCTATTTTTATATTGTCTCCAGACGTATGAAAGCATTGCTTTTTCTGGGCCTTCTGCGCCTTTAATTGCATTCTGGATACTTTGCCTATCAGACATTGCTTGAGCGCCGCTAACATAATTTTGGCGATCTCTTGCTCTCAATGTGCTTAATATTTCTTTTGTTTTTTCAAAATCTTTTTTAATTACTTCTCTTCCAGCATCATCTATAAATGTAAATCCATTTTGTTTTGCAAAGTTAAATGCATCATTTTCCAATCCTTGGAAAATAGTTGGATCTATTGCTAGATTTTTATTATCACGAATTCGAGCATAAATATTAGATGCTTCTTTTCTTAATTCGGAAGAATATACTTGATATGGATTTGTGCCTTTAAATCTTTGAAAACCTTTTGATGCGCCAGCTTTCAGACCAGCAGGAACAATAGCAGATGCAACACCTATGATTGGCTGTAACCATTTTGGAATATCTCCGTCAGTTAACTCCAAAGCGGTTTGCTCTCCGCCTGCGGCCGCTAAAGCTGATGGAATTTGTCTTACTCCACCTACTCCTGGAACGGCAACAGATCCTGCGGCATACTCTGCGCCTCTTCTGGTAAATCTTTCTAGACCAGTTTGTGGAGCCATTTGTGACGGTCTGTTTTCAAATTTCAATGTATCAACATTAAAAAATGGAACCTCTAATGCTTCTTTTAAAAATTCAGATCCCATTATAGGCTTATCACTTGTTGGAAGCCCAAAAGCGCCCATAGCTGAACTAACAGCGTCAACAGGTAGCCCAGCAAGATTAGCTAGTCCAGTAGTTACTCCACCAAGAATTTGAGTTCCAAGGCCTCCACTTGGCATATTTTGAGAAATCTTAACTGCCTCTTTAGCATCAAATGCGGTTATATTTTGAGATACATCTGATCTTGGATCTTTAATACGAAAAGTTTTTGGATCTCTTGTTTCAGATTGAAACTTTTGAACCGCCATATCTTTTGTATCAGCCCATACTTGAACAGCCTGTCCGGTGTTTGGATTTTTAAATTTATATATAGGCATTATTGAACTTCCTCAATTTCGTATTCAATACCGTCCTTTGTAACTGTTCCAGCACCTTGTGTGGTTGTGCTTTCAGAGTATTGAGCTTTTTGATCTGCAAGCCATTTTTTCATTTCTTCAAAACTATTAAATTCTTTTGGTTTTCCTTTTTCATCTACAAATATGGTTGGCGGAGATTCAATTTTTTGCATATTTCTTGATTCTTTATATTTTCCATAAACTCCAGAATCAAGATACTCGTTGTATGTATCAACTATGCCTTTTTGAATTTTTTGTCTTAAATAAGTCATGTACAGCAAAGCGGCTGGATTTGTCTGAGTTGTTCCCGTAAGAACTTGCCTCAAAAATTCTCTTTCTGCTGGAGTATCAAGTCCTCTTGCTCCAATTCCAAGCTCTCCAATTGCGCCAAATACATCAGCACCAAGTGTTGCGTCAATCAATTGTGCGTCAGTTAATCTATTTACTACTTTCTCATCTCTATTTCCAAATCCAACTAAGAAGGAATCAACGTTTTTTCTAAATTCTGCAAATGGGCCAGTTTCAAATCCTTCTTTACCTTCGCTAACTGCGCCACGAATAATAGCGTCAGCAGTGTTATTTAAATCGGAAACCCTTCTAGCCGCTTTTGGCGCATTCCGATATATTTCGACATCTCCCTCGACAAGCAATTTACCCATTTCGTCAGAAACTTTATCTCCAACATTAATATTTGTCACAGGAGGTTTGCTTCCATATCCAGAGCGCTTCCCAGTTGTCTCGCTAACTTGGATTCGACCACTTGTTATTGGATCGTGTCCCATTGCCTTGTATTCTTCAGCAGTAAGCTCTCTAAATGTTTCTTCAGGCTTTTTGGTAAATTCAGCATATGCTTTATCAAAATCTAAAGCACCAGTAGCTACTGCCTCTGCAAGATCCCTTCTGCCTTTGCTCAATAACCAGTTAGCGCCATCAATAGCGCCTTTGCGCTTTTGAATGCTTTGCATTTGACCTTGCAAAAATTGCCCCCATTGCTGGTTCGGAAATGTGCTTAATGAGTTTAGACCAATAGCCAATGCCAACATAAACTCTTGGTTACCAAAAGTCTTTTGATAATGATCTTGAGAGCCATAATTTCCAGAAAGTCTTTGTTGGGCCTCATTCAATTCGTCAGCTTTTACTCCAGTGTTTTCGCCGTTATATAAAACATCACCGGTACCATCTTTTGCGTAATCAATTAAATCAGATTTGAGGCCAACGCCTCCGCCTGGTTTAAGACCTAATCTGCTTTCTTCTTCTCCAAGCCCATATTGATCAATATTTTGATTTTCTTCAATGTATTGAACTGGTGCCATAACTGGATCTATTGGAATTGGATTAGACCTATCAACAACGTCCCTAGGTGCGCCACTTATTTGCCTTTGTTCAACTCCTGGCTGTCCAAGTAATCCAGAAAATCTAGTTGGATTCATGCTCTCGTTTTCCATAGCAGACATGTAACCTGCTGGCGATCCAGATCGATAATCAACTCCAGCCTCTCGATCAATCCGAGGCTGTTGGCTTTGCGCCCTTATCATTTCAGGCGAATATCCAGCAGGGGATCCAGTAACATTTTGAACTGATTGAGGCTGAGATAAAGCCTGCAATATACCTGTCATTACAGGATTATTTGCAGACGAAGTAGGCATAGATGCCTGAGGCTGATTGGAGATTCTATTTCGCCTTCTGTTAACAATATCATTAGCAAGAGAAGTAGCGTTTTCGCCTAACAAAGACAATCCTGTAGTATTAGTCTGAGGAGGAACAACTGTTCCTTGACGTATCATTTGGCCATCAAATCCAGACTGATATCTTGGCTGTTGCTGTCTTGGTATTGTTAATTCAATTGGATCAATCGTTAGTTCAGATTGATTTGGCATTTGACTTTGGATTTGATTGTTAGCCTGATCTTGCAAAGTTCCAAGATACTCGGCATCAATTCCAAGCCTATTAGCCATTTCCATTCTTGCGCGTTCTTGCGCCAAATGAGCTAATCTATCTCTTCTGGTTCTTTCTATATCTTCTTCTGTTATTGTTTCAGCAAATCGATCTCGAAAAGTAGCCATTACCTAGCCTTTTAAAAATATTTATTCAAAAACAATCCTAGTCCGCTTTGAGGAGATTTTAATCCAATACTAGGCTCAAAATTAAAGCTAGGCATCATTTCAGTTTTTTGCGCCTGTTGCGGCATCTTGAATCCTAAATCCGATACTCCTCCAGCGCCAAGAGCATAGTCAGTTGCAGGATTTTTATTTTTCATAAATGCATCTGCGGCCATTTCAAATCCAGAACCGTCTGCTTGTTGTTGCGTAAATTGAGCTTGAGGCAATTGCCTTGGCTGTATTCCTAACAAGCCAACTGGCTGTTGTTGTGGAGCCATATTTTTATTGGCTCCTATGATGTTTTTACCAACACCAAATTGGTTAGGATCTGTATATAAACCGTAAGGATCAAAAGGATTCATGTAAGGATTCATGTTCTATCCTGCAGAATAAATTTTTGAATAATTAACTCTCAAATATCCATCATCGCCTTTAACAACAAATTCTGGATTGATCTTTTGAACTTCTTGAGCCAAAACTCCAACGGTTGGAAACTTATCTGCACCAATGGCTTTACCAATCTTGTTCCATGCCCATTTGTACAGATTTATTCCGTTAGGAAGTTTTCCTATTTGCTTAATGTCTTTTTTAAGCCTTACGTCTGAAAAAGCTCCAGCTTGAGCGGCTATGCCTGCGATTGTAGATAGCATATTAAATAGCCCTGGGCTTCCGCTTTGTGTTGTTGTTCCGCCAGTAGGAGTGGCTCCGATTGCGTTAGATAAGTAATTTATTGATGCCGCAGGCGCGCCAGTATATCCGGCGTATTGCTGTTTTGCCGCGTCTATCAATGCCTGCTGAACGCCTTGCTGTAGCGCGCCTTGTTGCATGAGATTCTGTTGTACAGTTTGTCCCATGCCAAATCCAAGATTTGAAATATTGGCAAGCTGGTTAGCGGCGGCTAGTCTTTGTTGTTGTCCTTGCAATCCTGAGCCAACGTTATACTGTTGAGCCGCCATTCTATTTTGGATGTCGGCTAATGCGGCCTGTTGCGCGTTTTGGAAGCCAGCCTGCCTTAATCCGGCAGACGATTGCGCCAATTGAGAGGCAACATTTCTACCTAATTCTGCCTCTGCTACGCCATGTCGAGATCCGCCAAATGCTCTAGCGGCTTGCGCCTGTGCGCCAAGATTGCCAAGCCCCATTTGAGCGCCACGCAAAATATCAGCCTCGTTAGCCCTAATTACTTGCTCGGTGTAAGGATTCATGTACTGACCAATATCAGTAGATGATAGTTGCCCAGCTTGTACTTGCTGTGGCGTGTATCCCATACCTTGTGCCGATCCAATCCCAGCGCCGTATACTCCTTGCGCGGCGGCTTGATTTATATTTGGAACTCCTGCGCCAGCCATATTATTTCCTTTTATTTAATATTTTGGACTGCCTTTAACAGGCTGAAACCACTGTCCATCGTTAAAATCAGCCGCCATACCGTGTTCTTCTGTTTTATAAACCAGATCGTCACCTATAAGTTGCCATCCTTGCGGAATAGGGCTGTTGTAAGCTAATCCTCCACCGCGTGGATCCCATATTGCCCAAGAATTTGGAGCCTTTAAACTCGCTATTGTTCCAACTGGAGTGTATTGAGAAGTATTTTCGCTCACAGGATTAGCATATCCAGCGTCAGCTTGATCTGGCTGATTATAAGGATCAACAAACAATTTGTTGTATTGAGCCACCTGTCCAGGCATCCTTGATTTATACTCAGCTAGAGCTTGCTCATACAATGGCGCAGATGAATATGCTCTAAGACCGCCTTCAAATGTTTGTGGCTCTGGAGCCATGCCTTGCATTGCAGTTACCGATCCTCTTGGAACCAAACCAAACGCTTCTGCGGCCCCTATATTTGCATTAAAAGCGGCTTCTTGTGTTGGATTAAAAGCGGCTATATCTGGGCCAAAATACGGCTGATATCCAATCTTTTGAGCAGTTTCAGCCCTTTGTAGGTTCCTCTCAACATAAGGCCTCATAAAAGCTGGCATTTCAGTTGTTTGAGTTCTGCTTCCGCCTTTTCCGCCGCCGCCCATTTAAATCTCCCTTTTAAGCGTTGTAAACTGGTATTCCCAGCCTAACTTGTTTAGTATCTTTTCCCATCCCGGCCTTCCTGCTATGGTCATAGCGGTACATTTATGGGCCTTAGCAAACTGAGCAAATGGCTCATTTAGCTGTAAAATTTCGTTAAGCGTACCACCAGCTAAAAAAACGTGAAAGTGTTTTTGTCTAGGATATTCAACAAATTCTGTCACCGCACAACTGTTCTCAAGAGGCCACAACTGATAACGGTGGCAAAGAACGCCAAGAGCAATATCATCGAAAGTGTGAGTATCGCCAGAGTAAGCCAAAGCGTTTTCAATCCAAACTTTGCACCTGACAAGCTCTTCTGTAAGAGTGTTTTTAGCATTATTTGTCATTAAGCTATGCTTTTTATCATTAAAGTTACAGATGGAACTGCCGGGCAAAATGTTTCTGCCGCGTATGATTTTAACGCTGTATCTAAGTCATCTACGGCAAACATAGCCTCTAAATAGTCATTTGCCGAAACATCGAATATGGCCGCCCTTGCTATGGTTTTTGCCTCATCGTTATCGTGCATAGTTATTCTCATGGTAGAGCCAGTCACGTCAGTTCCGTTGAGCCTTGGCCAAAACCAAAATGTTTTTGCATTCGCTGACTGAGAATTTAGTTGTGCAGTAAAGTGAATGTAGTATTTTCCTGCTTTTTGAAACACTATTCTACTGCTGGGACTGCCTACAGATATATTTTTTGAATATGCCGTTTGGCCCCAAGTTATAGC